AGTGTTTCCATCAAGGTACACCCAGCCTAGAATACGACCATACTTTTCAGAGCTGTCTGGCTTTTCTGTTTTTACAACAATGTCTTTAGCATCTTTGAACTTAGATTTAAGATACTCTTTTGATTCTAAGCCTAATGTTTTTTCAAGTTTATCTGTTGTTCTAGACTCTGGTGTGTCGATGCCAGCTAGTCTAAGTCTTTGAGAATATGAAATGCTGAATCCAAGATCAATATCAACATCAATAGTATCTCCGTCCACTATCTTTGTTACCTGCTTAACTCTGTATTCAAACATAACTCTCCTTAAATTTTAATGAGCAGTTTCGGGACGTGCTCAGGTCCATCCTTCGGGTAGCGACCCGAATAGTCTGCGACTCCCCAGTGACGGGGTGCAGATCTTTATTATACTATTTATTTGATCTTGATGGTCTTTGGCTTCTTCTCTTCTGGCAAAATGCGTACAATATCAATCTTAAGCATTCCGTCCTTTAGTTCCGCTGCCTTTACTTCCATATATTCACCAAGAGCCCACTCACGAGTAAATTTACGGGCAGCAATTCCACGATGGATAAACTTCGAATCGTTATCCTCCGTGCTTAATTCTCCCTTTACAATGAGCTTGCCGTCTGCTGTTGATAAATTAATATCTGTTTTAGCAAATCCAGCAACTGCTAGTTCGACAACAAAGTTGTCTTCGTCTACCTTGATTACGTTATATGGTGGATAGTTAGTTGCACTTGATACTGTTTGAGCGTGGCTCCACGTATCTAAAGCTCTATCGAATCCAATAAAAAAGGGATCCTTGAAAAGATCCCATGTGTATGTTGTTACCATTTTATTCCTCCTTCAAGCGAATAAGTTAATTTGTATAGGCCCCTTACGGCGACCTAGTATAATTATATCATATTTCAGTCGTTCGGAATATCTCTATTGATATCCATTTCAATTAGTCCTTTTTCTCTAGCAATCCTTTGTCCCTCTGGAGTAATGTGTAGAGTTGCCTCAAGGTTCTCATCGTATTCCACTTCAACTAGACCCTGCTCATATAATTCCATTAAAGACCTATCTACATACTCTGTATGAGATTGCCATAATTCTGGAGCTAAGGTTTCAGCATCTTCGCTAATTGAATAAATCATTTCTCCGTTTTCATCCATGCCTTCTAAACTAACGGCACCTATTTCTAGATAATAGGCCAATTTATCTGCGTCTTGCTGATCTTCTTCTTCTGACATATTGCCTCCTATGTGCAACAAGTAGGACTTGAACCTACGATTACCGAATTATGAGTTCGGGGCTTTAACCAACTAAGCTATTGTTGCCTAGTTTTATTATAACGTTCCGTCTTCATTTTTGTCAATAGTGGACTCCACTACTTGCTGAACATAATCAGAAAAGTGTTTTCTTATACTTCCAGTAGGCCTGTTGCCAATAGATTTCCAAATTCTTTTATACTCTATAACATTGGCAAAGCTTGTTGGGCAAAGGATTACTCCTTGATATTCTTTTAATGTAGTCGGCAGAGGCACGTGTTTTCCACAACACTTGCATTCCTTAGCCTTATCTTGATATACGCTCATATTATTTCCATTCCTTCTAGTGCATTTGATAAGTTTTGAGGCATTCTTGGTGCTCTTATCATGTTTGTAACAATTGTGTCTTCTTCTTCTCTATCCCACTTTAAAGAACTATAGGTATGAATATCTATTTCTTCGTTATTAGTAGGCCTGCTCATCTTAATAGCATTGTATACAGATCCACATACTGCGTCCGCCAAGTCTTTGGATCCCTTTCTTGGGTGGTCTACTCTGTCTCGCATAATCTTTAATTGCAAGAGTTCATCTACCAGTAATTGAATTCTTGGACCAGTCAGCCTATCTTCTGCAACAACCATTGCCATATCATCATAATGCTTCTTGGCAACCGACAAAGTTTGAGTATCAATGCCGTATTGTTTTAGTTGCTGCATCATATCGTGAGAGTTCCATCTGTCAAACGTACACACACGTATCTTAAATCCTTTAGTTCTTAATGATAATATATAATCTTTTACTTCTGTAAAGTCTACTGACTTGTCTTTTGTTGGAGTCCAGAACCTTACTACGTCAACTTCAACAATTGGTGCTGGTTGAGAATACGTATCGGTTACCTTTACGTTTACCCATTTTTGAACATGTGCCATTGATACGGCGCAATGATCGTGCTTCTGCGCTAAGTCTACGTGTATAAAATATTCTTTATCTGGGTCTGGAGCAAACCAGTCTTCGAATCTTCCAAAGTTATCTACAGCTAAAGCCATGTTGCTAAATGCGTTTTCAATCTTTTCTCTTGACTTAAAGAATGCATCAATTGCTTCTGATGGCATGCAAGCAAATCTTCCTAGGGCGTCTGGAGCATTCTTATAAAATGCTACTTTAAAATCGTCAATCTTTCTTGTTGGATTAATATCCCATGTCGGTCTACGCAAGGCATACATTCTTGGATACTTATAAGAAATGATGTGGTCTTCTTCCCAATCTATATCAAACTCATTTCCCTCTGTTCCGTCTGGAAGCAGGTCGTCTAATTTAAAATGATGGGTTCTAATTACAGTTTCTTTTTCTGCAACTATGTCGTCGTACCTCTGTTGAATATAATCATTCTTGTATCTTGGGAATGAAAGAAGAATTACCTTCCCATAATCTGGAAAACGAGAGTCTACTGAGGCCCTGTACATTTCATAAATCAAACTTCCTGTTTTAGCTTGCTCATGACCAGTTGTATTCTCTACGCTAAAGCCAGATATTTCGTCTAGAATAACTACTATTACGTTGTATCCTTCCCAAGCCTCTCGTTCTGAGTGACCTGAGTGTACTGTAATGTTTTTATTAAACTTTATTTCTGAAGCCTTTTCGCTGTACTTGCCAACAAACCAAGGGCATTTATCTACTCTAGTTCTGAATCCTTTAAAGAAAACATTGTTTGCCTGCTGTGCGTTAATAGCAATATTAATAATATCAATTGAGTCACCTGGGGGCTTGCCATAATAATTTGCTGGATCCTTTAAGCATAATAGTAAATATACTATATAGGCTACTGATATTGTAGAGCAGTAATCTTTGCCAGACCCTTTGCCTAATTGAGCAACGACTTCATTAGCAGTTTGCTTAAACATTCTTGAGCCTTCTTCTTCACCAAATAACTTGATAAGTGTGGACTCTTTATACACCTGAGAACTTTTTTCAATTAAAGTATACTGATACTCTGATAGTTCTGGAAGACCTAAGTAGTCTGGGCTTGTAACAAATGTTCTTAAATCTACTGGACGTTCATCAAACTCTTCGCCATCTAGTATGTCAATTAGATCATCAAAATTAAGATCCACTTACGACCTCCGCATCAAGTATGACAGGCTCAACTATTCCAGTTATTTGAGAAAGGCGTTTTGCAACCTCCATTTTACACTTAGGGCAGGTAGCCGTAACTTCTTTTAATATTTTTACAAGTATGTCTTGCTTTCTTTCAGTGTCTGCAATCTGTGTTGCTAGCTCTGCATTGTCAAGTAATCCGACCTCTTGTAGCATGCCAATTCTTTTTCCTTCAATATCCGCAATGAGCTTTAGAGCGGTGGCTTTAACATTTAATTGTCCCTGAGTATCAGCATCTTCTACGGTCTTCCACGCTTCTTTAATAAGCATTGCGTAGTGACGGTCTGCTCCAGATATAGCCTCTTTAGCCCTGTCACGGGCCGCTGTGTCGTTGTGAGCAACGGTCTTCCACTCATCTACTAACTCAACTACTTCGGCTCTCTTAAAGCCTGTGATGGCGGCAATCTGGGTAGGGTTGTTACCTTTAAGCAATTCTGAAACCACAGTATTCATGCGGTCAAAATGGTGAGTTAATTCTATATCAGACATATATCAGAGTATACTCTTAGTCGACTGAAATAGCAAGTTTCTTAGCAATTTTAAGCAGGATTAAATAGCCAATCATGTCATCAATATCGTTATCTCCTGCAAAGCCTGAGCCATTCTTAATTCTATTAATCTTATCATCAATGCGGATTTTAATTTGCTCTTGATTATCAGCCTGAGAAAATATTCTAATTGGTGACAGGGCTGAGTCTCCATATGATATATTCTTTTCAATTAACATTCCTGCTATTTCAAGGCACTCTGTAATAATCTTTTGACCAGATGGTGCATTTGTTGCTATTAGCTGTAAGTCTGTAACCCACATCTGATAACCTTTATCTTTTTCTGGATACCCCGCCATTATATCTACCTCTTATTTAATGTTGCAATAAAATGATCGTCAATAGGGCTATTGGGATCTCTTGAATACTCTATAGTATTAATTATAAAATATTTTTCTACAATTGGCAATACCTGTGAAGCAGAATGATCAATCCAAGTTCTGCTATGCAAAACTAGTCTGTCCACTATCTGAGACAAATCATTTAAATAAGAGTTAAGCTCAGAATCATCAATGTGCTGGAATACAAGGCTTGCAAGTACGGTATCTATTTTAAAGCTTTTAACATATTCCCAGTCTGAGGTATAAGTTATATTTGCTAGATTGTTTTCTTCTGGGACTAAATTAATCATATTCGGCAGGTCAAAAGAAATAACTTTGTCATATGTCTTTGCAAGCGCTACTGAATTTCTTCCAACTCCGCAGCCAAAATCTAGGGCCACTGACCCACTTCCAAACAACGCCTTAACTTCATCGTATACTGGCATATCTTTAAATGGACCTGTATATCCAGTAAGAATTAAATCCCCTGCATTCTCTTGGTTGGCACTTAACCATATATCTTTGCTCATCGTTTTTTAATTAACCCAAACTTGTCTAATGCTCTCTGTATAGTCATAGCAGAAACCTTGCACTCTTCGGCAATTTCAGTTACCGTCTTCTTTTGAACAATATACCTTCTATACATCCATGTCTGGCTTTGATATAGTTTCATCGTTCTGTTAACACCTTATTAGCATAATGAGCAATTCCAAATGAATCTGCTACGTCAAAATCGTCTAACTTAATGCCGTACTTACTATTAAAATAATTAACTGTTCTTTCTTTACGCATATTACGTAGTTGAGTTTTATACCAAGAGTCTGCGTATCCTGGGTTCTTTGCCCTTATGCCTGCCTTTTCATCCTTTGTTGGATTCTTGTTTCCTATATATGCCTGCCAAGAACTTGGAGCTATTGTAATTACGCTAGATCCAGTTGCCATAAGTTCAGCAATGACTACTCCGTAAACATAAGATAGTTTTATTACAGCATCTGGAGATCTAACAAGTATCGCTCCTTCTACTGCAATGTAATCGCTTTTTAATTCATCAAGCATCGCATGCATCTTGACCTTAGCATCATATATTTTTTCGTAGATGTCTGCTCCAACTAGATCAACTTTACCCCACTTTAAAGGTACATCGTTTTGCATTAAACAAAAAGCAATAGAGTTTGTAGAGGCGTCTATACCTAATACTCTATTGGCTTTAGTCTTTATAAGGTCAGCTAATTTCATTTAACCTATCCAATATATTAGATCTTTTAGTTATATCTATTTTTTTCTGGCAGGAAGCGCATAAAGAAGTGTCGTTGTATCTGCTTAGCTGATGGCCGCACTTCTTGCACCCACGAGTAGCACCTTGCCTAATTGCCTTCTTTTCATAATATTTTTCCATAATTCTTCGATTAGTTGCTACTCTGCAACATTCATCGTTATGATATTTTTGATTATGAGTTTTAGGCTCAAACTCTATAGCGCATTCTTTATTAGAACAGATCATGCTTTAGGTATCTCAAACAATTCTATTTGAACTGTTCCTGTTGGAGTTTCTTTTGAGTAGCACTCTTTCTTTACTGGACAGTATGTGCAGGGAAGTTTGTACTTAGACGCTCCCGCTGGCTTCATTGGAAGATCTCCGTCTTTAAAGTTGTCCCAGACTTCCATCATCCAAGTAAATGTATCTTCAATTATCTTAGTATTTTTTTCATTCATTGAAATTGGAATAACTATAATCTCTTGAGTATTTTTATTTTCGTATAGAAAGAATCCTTCTTTTGCGTTTTTTAATTTCATGTAGGTCAAAAGCTGTAGCATATGGTTTGGGGTTGGCTTCATCTCAGATTGACGAGCATCCCAAACTTCTTGCTTAGCAGTTTTAATTTCACCAATAACTGTCTCGCCATCATATTCCATAATTAAATCTATGAACCCACGAATTGGAGGGTACTCATTAATGATTTCTTCTTCTTCTGATTTCCATTCTGGCATAGTCTTAATTAAATTCTGCAGTCTTTCGTGAGCCTGTGTTCCCTGTGCCATATTAGCAACCGCAACGGCATCATTGTCATCAATAAACATTGCCCCGCTAAATGCCATATACCAATATCTAGGGCATGTCCCATGACCATATCCCAAAGAACTTGGGCTAAATGACTTCTTGGTCATCTCTCCATCAGCACGTTTTGTATTCCTATACGCTTCATCAAGCAGGTTAGCAAACTTTTCTGGGTCAAAGAACTTGCCAGTATGCTTTTTAAACTTAAGATTCTTTACAATATCTCTACCCATTATGAATTATACCTAACGACATACTTAAGTGCATCTACAAGTTTGTCTATGGACTCCTTTGCTGAATAATAAATATTTTTCTTGTTATTGTTTGTAGTGCCAGCTTTATCTTTAGCTATAGTAGAATAGTAAGAAGCCATCATAGAAAACTTTGTAGACATAGCCTGTAGTTCAATAATTAGGTATGGGGCCTTTGCCGAAGGAACGTCTGGATTCATTAAAAGCTTTACTACAATTGCAAGAGCTTTGTCTAACTGATCGTCTGCCATATACTCATGTAGATCATTAAATTCTGTTATTGAGCTTATTAACTCTAGAGTATTCTTATCATCCGCCATTTAAATAAACCTCTGAACTATTCCAAAGCCAATCCAAAGACCAACTATTCCCATCAATCCTGCAAATACAGGAGGTGCAGGAATTGGTAGTTTAAGAATGCTAAATATTGCACCTACTACAGTACCAGTTAATGTTGTATACAAAACTTCTTTCATTTCTTACCCTTTGTTTGTTCTGTCTTGTAGGGGCCGAGATCGGCCTTTACGGAACCATCTTTTCTCACCCTGACAATTCTACCATTTTTAATAACTGTTTGATTAAACGGTATTTTGTTATTTGACCCCATCGTTATTGTCCTCCCAAAACTGGATCAGCTCTTCTAAAACTGCCCATTCAATGATTCCAAGTCTGACTTTGGAATCGTTACCTATAATAATCTTTAGAGCTGGGTGCATATCTCTGCTTACCCTAAATGTGTCTGTGCATATCTTAGACCACACTGGTTTATTTAAAGTAAATGAAGCCGAAGCCTCTTTATAATCTACTAAAAATTTGTTCCATTTAGCATCACCTTTTTGGTAATCTCCACGACCACTGTTCTTTTGAGCTTTTGCACCATCTCTTTTAACTTCAGATCTTTCTGACATTAGTTTAACCTGTAAATATTCTCGTGGCCATCTGGACAAGTCCATGTCATTGTTAAGGTGGCTGCTTCCCAAAAATACTCTTCTGCATCTTTGTCGCACTTAGCACAGGGCTTCTTGCCACCAAATTTCTCAAGCTCGGAAGCCATTACTTCTTCTTTTTTAAAGAACTCGTTAAGATTTGGCACGAATTGCATCCTGTAAAATTTTAACTACTTCTGGATTTTCACGAAGATATTGAACTGCTTTTGCACGTCCTTGAAATCTTTCTTTGTTTACGGTATACCAAGCGC